TGCAAGTTTGGCATAGTCACCACCTGCAAGTTTGGCATAGTCACCACCTGCAAGTGTGGCATTGTCACCACCTGCAAGTTTGGCATTGTAACCACCTGCAAGTGTGGCATAGTTACCACCTGCAAGTTTGGCACAGTAACCACCTGCAAGTGTGGCATAGTCACCACCTGCAAGTTTGGCATAGTCACCACCTGCAAGTTTGGCATAGTCACCACCTGCAAGTGTGGCATTGTCACCACCTGCGGTTGCTTTCAGTAATTTTTTATCAACCTCAGATTTTATGTTTTGATAAGTGACATCAACGCTCGCCTTTATAAACTGTGACAAATTTAATTTTGCACCGATTTTTAACTTTTTGGTGCAAAATTTTTTGTTATCATTCGTTTTAGCATTGTCAAGTGCTTCAACTTCCGCAAACTCTGTGATATTACCTTTATTATCAATGAGTGGGTAATAATCAAGGGTATCAAGTGGGTTTTTACAAAAGTGCATTCCGATTTTACAAATTTCTGCACTTTCTTCTTCAAATACGGTGTTTTCTGCATATTGTTTATCTCTACAAATTAAACCTTTGTTGAATGCTTTATAACCTTTCATAATGATTTTACCCCCTCATATTTTCATCAAAATAGCCTGATACAATTTCGGTTGCCTTTTCTGCCGCCGAAAGCAATTCATCATTTTTGACACCGATTTCTCTTGCAAAGTCAATAAGTTTTTTTAACTCATCCGTTCTGCTTTTCAAAGAGGCTTCGTAACTTTTGGAATCTTTACCGTTGGTCGTATCTTTGGCGAATGAGTTTTCAAACACATTATCCACAATGTGGCGTATACCTTTTTCAAATTTATCCTCAACGCCGTTTTGTTTTGCGTGGTTATATACGCTCTGCAACAAAGTGCCGATTGAAAGCATCATTTCTTTGCCGTTGACATTAGCCAATGTTACCTTGTAGAGTCCGTTTTTGATTGTGATTTTAATTCCTTTTTCCATTGTTTTTTGCTCCTTTGAAAATTATTTTTTGAAATAACCGTAAAGGTTATTGACATCAAGATTAAACTGCTTTGCAAGGTTATAGATGAATTTCCTTGCAGGAAGGACACCATCGTGTCTTACTTTGCCAAGTGATGTTGTCGAGCATTCAAGTGCCTTAGCCAACTCAACATCAGACATCATATTTTCTTCATATATGTAGTGCAAGATATCACCAAGTGATATATATCCTGCCCTGTATTCCTCAAACCTGTTAACATCGTCAATACAGAGAAGGTATGACGGTGTAACCTTGAGAGCGTATGTTATGTCCTGCATCGTAAGATACGGAAGGTTAAGCTGATATCCTCGACCGAGGAATTTATAAAAATTAATGCCAGTCAGATTGTATGCCGACATTATCGATTGAAAACGATTAAACACGCTTTTTTTAAGTCTTTCCTGAACCTTGAGTGCATCGAATGTCGGTATCTTAACATCGCCCTTGCACTTCTCAAACATCAACTGTTCTTTGGATATCGACTCGTTATTTTCTAAACTGCCCAAGTTTTCACCTCATTTGTAACTTCTTTGATTTGGATTCCATGAAAATAAAGCATCAGCTTTCGCTTTATCTTGTAGACATCCGTTTTCATTCCTTTGACATCTTCTACAATTGTCTGAGAGCCTTTCTCGTAAACGAAATCGGCAAGGTATGTAATTTCCCTCTCGATTGTTTTTCTTGTCTTAGAATCCTTCTGAGAGGGCAAGAGGACATATTTTACTTGCCTCTGTAGGTTTGATATGACTTTCTGCTGTTCAAGAGCTTTGAGATACTTGTATCTTTCGCACTCAAGCATACTATCAAAGGTTTCGCCCAAACATCGGACTTTACGGTTGTTGTATTTGCTTTGCATTGTTGTATCCACACCTCATTCCATTCGGATGCGGTTGTGCGTATTTGCAGTTCCGCTGACAGCAGTACATACACACTAACGCTCCCGATTTACTGAATTTGCATCTCTGAATTGTCGCAGAATAAAACTCTCTGCCACATTTCACGCATCGTAGATTTTTCATCTTTTTTTTGCTGAGGGTTTTTCTTCGGGATATTTCTCGTCAATCAAAGCGATATAGTATTTGCATCGCTTAAAACAGCGATTGCAAAACTTGTTCTTATGCTCTGCTTTAACTGCTCGCAAGTGAAAGCCGTGTACATCGGTCTGACCGATAATCCCCTCACAGGTAATCGTGTTGATTGTTTCCGTCAAGTAGAACGGACATTGTGCGTTGACTGCATCCCAGTTAGTTGGCATTTCCAAATTCCTTTCATGAAATTTGTGACTTCGTTTGATTTGGTTAAAAATCGGGCAAAGGATGAAAACCGCTGACATCCTCAATGTTAAAAGATGAATCTCGCCAAGAGTCAACCGACTTGTTCTGAACGGCAACCGATTGATTGAGGTAACTCTCAAACTTATTACTAAACAGCGTTTGCGGTCGGAGAAATTTTGACATCTGCGAGTCATTGCCCCAGTCGGCAACCTTGTTATCGATTACTTGCTTGAAGTCCTCAAGACTGAAACCTTGGTTGAGCCTTGCGACAATCAACCGTTGTGTTTCAGTTGACGAGTGTTTGTATTTCGTTCCGCACTTTTCGTTGAGGTAATCGACAACAGATTTCACGGTATTGAGGTTGCTCGACAATATATCTTTATTTCTTTTATTTCCCTTATTTATTTCTTTATTTATTTCTTTTGTGTGTGCGTTTTGGTTTTGTTTTGGTTTTGTTTCGGCTTTATTTTGGTTTTGTTTTGGTTTTGTTTCGGTTTCAAAACCGCCAAATTCCGCATTGCTATGCGGTGTTTCACCGTCTGCGTTGCAACACTCTTGATTGTCGGTAGGCTGTACTGCATCAGTACAATAGTTGACATTTTCTTGTGAGGGTGTTGTATGCGGTTTGGTTCGCAATTCCTCAAAAGTCAAGGAAATAAGCCGTCCTCGCCTGTCCGACTTCATTTTTATGTAACCGACTTTCTCAAAGAGTTTCAAAGCCTTGTCAACCTTAGTTTCGGACACTCCGATTGCCTCTGAAATCTTTCTTCGAGTTGTGAAAATTTGGTCTTTATGTACTGTCAAAACTTCATTCTTGATGATGACTTGCGTGTCAAAATAATTGACATTGAACATCAAATAAGACCATACCGACCAGTAGTCACGGTCACCGTTCAGCACTCCGTCTGAGTACATCCATCGAGGAAAAATAATGAATCCTTCAACCACCGTATATCACCTCATTTCTTGCCGTATTTTGCCCTGTACCGTCACAATCTGAGAAAGTAATATAATTACATTCCTCGGCAAAAACTTCCGTCTTAAACGAATTTTCGCCATTCTTTCGCTTATACCTTCTTTGCATCAGTTGCCCTACAATGAAAACCTCTGTGCCTTTACCCATCAGTTCGTGAGATTCGGCATCTTTACCTTTCATAAAACAGTCAAAAAAGCTTGTTGAATTGATGCCATTCACGGCTATACTGAAACGGAGTATAGCCGTTCCTTTCTTTGTATGAGTCAATTCGGGATGATGGGTTGTCCGTCCTTGTAACACTACCCTGTTAAGCATTATTAGAATGCCTTTCTGCCTTCACGCAGTTAGAACATTTACCGTACTGCTTGATGATGACATCGGCAGGAATGTAACCGCTACCGTCTTTCACTTTGGCAGGCTGTACAGGCTTTCCGCATACAGGGCATATAATTACATTACTTGCCTGTTTTGGTGGCTGTACAGGCTTTGTAGGCTGTTTCTGTGCCTTTGGTGGTGCTGTGTACTCTTTGCTGTTATTAAGAGTGTCGGCATCCCTGTTGTCATCAATACAAAAAAGACCGTTCAGAGCGTATTTCCGTGCATACGATGATGTTGAGCCTGTGACCTGAGATGAGTCCATTCCTTTTTTTGAAAGGTCTTCTCTTGCAAGAGCGGAAACCGTGACTTTTTCTCCACTCTCAATGTCAATAAAAGTTGCGTTCACTCTAACATAGAAACGGTCACCGATGTTTTCAATTTCATCGGTCAACAGTACCGTTGCATTATGCTGTTTTAGCAGAGGTTTGAGAGTCTCTAAGATATCTTCGCAGTTACGATAATTGTAACCGCCAAATTTATTGTATTGTGATTTTGGTACTTTCAGTTCGGTTTGAATTGAGAGCAATTTTTCATAGATTGACACTTATCACACCTCACTTAATTTGAAGATTTTCGTTGACAACAAGCATCGCACCTTCAACCGCATTTTCCTCGTTTTCTTTAAGAAATTTCTTAATTGCGGTTTTGTCGGGAGTTGTCTTAACCGTTGTTTTGGTAACGATGAATTTTTCAGGTATTTTGCTTTCATCGGTAATCTGAACCGACTCCGATTTTCTCAATGATAAAGCAAATGTACCTGCCGTTGCTTTACGGCTCTTCGTAGTTGCAAGATACTCGGTAACTGCTTTCGTGAGCCTGCTTATAGCTTTCTGTGTGCGTTCTTTAGCCGACTTGAGTCTTTCGATTTCTCTGTCGATATTATCTGAGTCATACTCAAAAGATTTGATTACCTTGCAGTAATCTTCAAGCTTATCCTGCACTCCGATACCTTCGAGAGTGTCATTGACAGCATCTTCGGGAATATCGCCATCCTCGAATAACTGCATTAACTGTTTTGCCGTTTCGGTCATTTCATACAAGTTCATAGTTTTTGCTCCTTTTTTTATTCGTCTGAAACTGAAATTACAAGCCTTGATTTTACTGTGTCTTGTATTTCATCTTTTCGTTTGGTACTGTAAATTTCCGTAGTCAAGCACGATACTTCTTTGTGAAAATAAAGTGGTAAGTTATATATATTACTGCGGTAATAGTTTGTACAAATTGTTTTACCTGTCCTTGAACCTTCAATTTTCCAATCGGTCAAATAGTATCTTTTAACAAGTTCCATAACCTGACCGACTGTGAATTTATTTTCGCCCACACTCACACCACCATTCATAAAAGCTATCTAAGTCATTGAAAGCCCAATCTCTTGCATTTTCAATGATGATTTCTTCTTTTTCGTTTCTGCATTTACCCTCTAAGTGTAAGAGTCTATAAAGATTAGTTAACAAAGCGAAAATCGCAACATTATCTGTTCCATAGTCTAAATCTAAACTGTATGAGTAATCGACAATCTCGCAAGCATTGACATCACTATATCCTTTATTTTTTAGGGAAAGTTTAATATACCAAACGATGTAATCAACTATCTTACTATCCGATATACTCTTCTGGAAACACTCGGCACACATACCGTCAAACAGTCGGTTGTAAGGAAAATCTTCCTTTGCATCTTCAAGACCGCAGTCCTCGCATACAAGAATAGGATATATATCCCAGTCTTTGCATTTCGGACATTTTGTCGGCTCTTCGTTGTCATTCCAAGTATGACCGCAGTTACCGCAACCGTACTTATCCATTGTTTTCACCGCCTTTCAATCTGTCATACTCAGCCTTGCTGATGATAACAGCCTCTTCATTAAGACTGTCAATAAATTCTTTTTCCGTCATAGTGTTCATCCTTCCTTTATTTTTTGGTGTCGCAGATAAAAACTGCACCCATTGTAAGCACAATACATAACACAAGAAATGCGTACATCGGCTCACCTCGCAAGCATTTTCGCAATTGATGTTTTGGGATAGCCGCCAACAATCTTGATGTCTTCAAAGTTGTTGTAAATAAAAAATCGGCTTTTACCGAGAAAATCCGCAAAGTCCTTCTGCGAGATGAGTTCTCTGTTAGGAAATCTCTCATCGAGCCTGTCAAGGATAGAACGGTAAGTTTCTTTTTCTCTTGCCATTATTTGCTCACCTCTTCCTTTTCCTTTAAAGCACAGCCAAGTTTAAAGGCTGTGAGTGCAATTGCAAACTTATCATTTTTAACGCCGCTTTTCTTGGCATCTTCTAACACTTTTGCAAATTCCAATGCACTATCTTTTTTTTCAGATGATGTTGTATTCATCGTGTTATTTACCATATTTTGCAATCCCCTTTCGTGTTGATAACATTATTGTAGCACCTTAAAATCGTGTTGTCAACATCTTTTTAATAATTTTTTTGAATTTTTTTCGCTTTATCGTGTTGACATACACGATTTTGATGTTATAATAGTAGTTGAAAGGAGGAATACGATGGATGACAAACTTATCGCAAGAGTTAAGGAAGTCCGAACAGCACATAAGTTGAGCCAACCGAAGTTTGCTGAACAGTTAGGTGTAACAAGAGATGTAATTGCAAACATCGAAACAGGCAGAGTTGAACCGAAAGAGCCATTGCTTATGTTGATGTGCCGTATATACGATATCAATTATGATTGGCTTATGTACGGAGAGGGCAACCGTGATGCAGACTCTGATGACTCAATTGTGATGACCATTAAAGAAAAGTATGATATTGATGACCTTGACGAAAAAATCATAAGAGAGTATCTTGAGTTGACACCCGAACAGAGAAAAGTTTTCAAAGAGTATTGCAAAAAAGTTTTCGGGTAACAGAAAAGGTGGGCAGGAAAAATCCTACTCACCTTTTTAATTTGCCTGTAACTTGCTTTTTAAACTTGCTTTTTAAACTGGTGTAAATCGACCAGTTTAGATATGCTCAATTATTACTTTGGTTATTAGATTGTAAATGAATTTCAAAAGTTGTTCATCCTCAATATTGTTGATAAGTGCTATAATTTTTGACCTTGTATTCATAAATTTTACTCCTTTGTGTTGACAAATGTTGTTGTGTGTAGTTATAATAATTATTAAGGCAGATGCTATACTATTATTAGTATAGCCGAAAGGAGATAAAAAACTATGAAAAAAGAAAGAAAACATTCAGGATGGTTTTGGGTGGTTGTTATAGGTGGCATTGTGTTTTTATCACTAATTGAAAAACCGCTATCAATATCAATAATGTCGAATGCTAATCCATATGATGCAAGTTCTGCACTTTGTGCAAGTGTGCTTGAAACAATCGTCATGATTGTTTTCGCTTTTTTAACTCTCTTCATTGCAAGACGAGTTGATGCTCACTTCGGCTTTCCAAGAAACAACGGAGATGCTGAAAATGAAAATAACAACGATAAAATGCAAGAAATGCAAGAAAGAGATTCCGACCAACAGTAAGTTTTGTTGCTACTGTGGAAAGAAAATTGAAAAGAAGTCCGAAAAGCGAGCCGATGGAAGATATGAAAAGTCAATAACCATTAATGGTAAGCGAAAAACCTTCTACGGTAAAACAAAAGCCGAGTTAAATAAAAAAATCCTGCTATATCAGCAGGAAGTTGAGGAAAGTCAAAAGCTTGGTGTATTATTAACAGATTATAAAGAGGAGTATCTACCAACATTATCTGAGTCAACGCAAAGCGGATACTCTCACGCACTCAGAGTGTTGTCTGAAACCTTTTCAGATGTTATGGTCGCAAATATCAAGCCATCTGATATACAACGGTGTATTGACAGTTTACCACAATCGTACACAACGAAAACTAAAAGAAATCACCTTGCGGTCTTTTCGAGTGTCTTTTCTTATGCTATTAGGAAAGGTGACTTTGGCATCGAAAGCAATCCCTGTGACTATATTCAAGCAAAAGGGAAGAAGTCAACAAAGCGTAGAATTGCGACAGAGGAAGAAATAAAAATAATCCTTGATAATGTTGATAAGCCTTTTGGGTTGTTTGCATTGTTCGTCTTAATGACTGGATGCAGACGAGGTGAGGCATTAGCTGTGTGCTATGAAGACATTGATAGAGATACTAATACACTTCATATCACCAAAAGTTTGTCTTGGAAGGGAAATCGACCTTTTTTCAAAGTTCCAAAAACCGACTCAGGTATCAGAGATATATATATTCCCGAACAGCTTATGTTACACATTCCAAAAAAGAAAAAGGGTTATCTGTTTACAGATAAAGACGGTAAATTACTTTCCGAATCTCATTACAAGAAGATATGGGATGCATATTGTGTTGATGTGGGATTAAGGCAGTATGCTACCGATAATAACCTTACTGTTATTTCGGCTCATTGTCTGAGGCACAATTATGCTACACTTCTGAACGAGGCAGGAATTGATATTACACAAGCTAAGAGATTGCTCGGACACGCAAACGAGGCAACAACGAAAGATGTTTACACGGACATCAGCAACAGACGAGCAAAAGAAAATAATCAAAAAATTATGCGAAAAATTGATGAAGAGTTATCGCATATAATAGCAGTATGATAATTTTTTCGTCAATGTTTCGTCATAAGCACCGAAACATCAGTATTTAAGCCATTTTTATTAGGGTTCGAGTCCCTGTTGGCGCACCAAAAAAGAAAGTACTCAAACGGGTACTTTC